TTGATAATATCAAGGTTTATCTGTTCACCTATAAGTCTGAACACTTTATTTCGTTTTAAAACTGTCCAAAGCCACTTTTGAATCGGCTTGAGTAAGTAGTAAAGAATCGGAGGACCTTTACTTATCACTCGCACCTTCAGTGCCTCCTGCAAAGCAACTAACTCAACAATAGGTCTTTCCAACAAAGCTTCCCAACATAAATCAGTATAAAACCGACCCATGTATTGGTCAAGAAGCGTGTGAAATTCGACCCCTATGGTCTCCTTAGTTGTGACAGTCTTATCAAACTCTACTTGTTCTAAATCATGACTTGTTCCAAATAGCTGTGAAAGCTCTCCTTGAAGAAAAACTTTCTTAATCTCCTCTAAAAAATACTCCTTATCTACAAAGTCTCTCGAGACTCTATCCTTTAGGTTTTTTAGAGATTTACTTTCTAAAACTGCAGTTACCCCTCCACCCATCCCTCTGGTTCGATTATAGTTAGCACTAGTACTGGGAAATCCAAAATTCATACGTTCATCGATAGACAACGTGGCTCCTTCAAAGAGCTCTCTCGTTGTACGACGCAACTGGAATTTTAGATTCTCCATAGTGAAACTATCAAGAATCTTACCATTAAGTGGGTCTCGGACAGGTTCCTTAAAACTCAGCTCCCCCGGTGTTAACGGTTGGCTGGTCAGTTTTATGAAAGTATCGCGTTTGGATTTATCACACATCTCCTCATTAGGCCTTGGCATGCCTTTCTTCACACCAAGAAGGAGCGTCATCAGAAGTTGTGAAAACTTCTTAGAGTCCTTAGATTTGAGATATGAGAAATACCTTTGTGCTCGTCCTCGAAAGAAACATCGAGGATTATCACCACATCCCGGTAATGGGTCAACAGGTAAATGTTGCCGACCAGGTAGATGACTCGCCACCACTGCTGCGAGCTTGTATTTCATATATTTAATCCAACTAACATTATAGGTCCACTTCACTTTACACGGAAGAAATTCCGGAAGACGGTGAAGAAGTAGATCTTTAGAAAGTCGAATCTGCTCTTCGGGGGATTCCCAAGAGCTTTTGTAGAGTTCCACAAACGTAACAGGAACGTGTCCAGTATTTGGTGGAAGACTTGCTTTATCATTGTACTCGTCGATAAGTATCTGATCTGTGGAGATCATCTTATCTACTTTTAACTTCTCAAGGAAGGAGAGTACAGAAACTATGAAGGAATCATCGAGGCTCCCTTTTGTTAAATCATATCCTGATAGAACAAGAGCTTCGTAGATTACCTTGTACGCATCCCAGGTACATCCAATAACATAAGGGT